ATGAACCCGTCCTTGTTCTGTTTGAGCGCGACCTTGACGGCCTCGAACTGGATGGTCTTCATCAGAATGGCAATTCTTCGTCGTCTTCCTGTTTCTTCGGAGCGGCTTTTACATACGGCTCCGAGACGGACAGGGACAGGGCTTTCTTGCCGGCGATCTCTTTTCTCCAGCCGGAGATAGAGAGCTTTACCTGCTCACCATCGGCTTGGGCGATGAGCTTTTTCAGCAGAGAGATTTCAACAAAGATGTCGCCTCGAACATCGGGGTGATTGTCTGAGCGTTTCTCGTTGGGCCAAAGGGTGCCGGTGTTAGGACGGGGAACAAACATGATTACTCCTTAACGAACTTCTTCTTGGTTTCGGTAAACGTGGTCATCAGAGACTTCCACATGGCTTGATCGGCTTCTTTGACCAGATCGAACATCTGTTTGTTGACCTTGAAGATGTTCATCACGTCATCGGCGTTGGTCGCCATATCGAGGGCAAGCTGGACAGCTTTGGGAACCTCATCCAGCCATTCAGGCTCTTCGCCTGCGCCTTGGATGGTGATCTGCCACGGCCCCGCTTTGCCTTCGACTTTCTTCGGGGGCTTGGGCTCCGCTTTCGGCTCGGGCTTCTTGACTGTCTCGACTTGTGGAGATGCGTCGATGATGTCGTGTTCAACGATCTCCATAGCGGCCAGCCAAAGGTAGCGACGCTGATAACTCTCAACTGCGCCCAGGTTCTGAATGGGATGAGCGCCCTTGAGATTAGCCTCGGCCATGGGGCTGGTGATGGTCAGAGTGGTGCCGTCCTCGCAGTCAATGATCTGGAGGCGGGCATACTCGGTATCGAACGTGACCACGCTGGCAAGACCCAGGTCGTTAAAGATCTGCATGGTCTGCGGCAAAAAGTCGCCCAGCTCAAAGTATTTGTAGCCAGCGAACTTGTTCTCGCCGGACTTGTTTAACTTCATGCCTTGCAGCTTGATGCGGGCTTGCATCAGTTTTTTGTGAACAGCCATCCTTGTACCTCTTGCAGTTTTTGAATGTAGTGGCGAGCCTTCTCAGCGTCATCCGAGCCTTTCAAGCCTTGCCGAATCGCATACTTGAGTGCGGACCCTTTCAAAAATCCCACGAACTCCGAGTGAGTCAGCAGCGCTTCCATAACTTCCCACGGCTCGATGCCGAGCTTCTTGTAGTGATCCCCGCCCACCTGTCGGGCGTTGGCTGAGATCTGTTTCCATGCCTCCTCTTCGGCCAGATTGAACTCTTCCTTTAGCGTTGCCATGCTTACTCCTTTTCAAATCGAACGCCGTCTTGATACTCGCGCCACTGGGCGCACCATGTGTTGACCGGGCAGAAGTTCGCACAGCGTGTACGCTCTCCCGGTCGAACCTGAACTTCGTAATCACCGCCCAGACGATTGGCCTCCCCGAGAGCCGACAGCTCATCGTGGAACAACGACTTTGCCCGGACGCCGCCTTTCTTGATCACAGCCCAGACCGTTGGCTTCTCCCACATTTCTTCAGGCGTGCAGGGTGGGAGCAACTCCTCTGCTTCAAGGGCGAAGTCAGCCTCGGCGTGCTTATGAATCCGATCGGCAACGTACGCCTCACGCTCCTCGAAGGGCCATAACTTGATCGGTAGCTCCTTGATCGGGGCGGGCGGGTAGTCTTCCTTCTTCTCAGCATCTCTACGACTCCAGTCACGGATGATGGCCACGATGCCAACGTCCAGCACCTTGACGCCCTTGACCTTCTCGACCAGCCAAGCGTAGAGGTTGAGTTGTTGTTCCCACTCGATCTTGTCGTTCATCACAGACCAGGCCGAGGTGGTCTTGTAGTCCCGGATCGAGACGCCGCCCTCGCGTTTGATCTGAAGGTCGATGGCCCCGGAGATCGTCCAGCCATCCACGACCGCAGACAAACGCTCCTCGATGACGTGGGTGTCATCCTTGCCGTGTTCGAGAACCTTGTGGACAGCAGAGCCGAACAGCGACCAGACCATATCGGCCACATCAGATTCGATCTCGTCTTGGAACCGTTCAGTCAATGCTACGATCTTCGGTGAGTTGATGAGCTGCGTCACCGAGCGGTGAGCTTTGCCCTTTGAATAGGTCGGCCTCCGAAGAACATTGACAAATGTCTCAGGGATGCCATGCTTATTGGTGAGCTTCATGTTGACTCCGTTGGCAGTGGAGTTTTGATGGTGACAGCTTTTTTCTGTCATGTCAACACATTGTTCCCATGCCATGTCATGTATGGTATAGTACCGCAAGGTGCTCACAGCACCGGCCCAAGCCGAGGGGATCTCGGTCGTTAGGAGAGAAGATGGATCTGCAACTCAGACCGCACCAGATGAAGTGCGTAGAGGAGCTTCGAGAGGGGTTCCGAGCGGGGCATAGGGTGCAACTGCTCTATGCTCCCACAGGATTCGGGAAGACTGAAGTAGCGATCTACCTGATGAAAGCAGCCGCAGAGAAGATGTCTCGGACTGCGATCATCATGGATCGGATCGTGCTGGTGGACCAGACGAGCGACCGGCTGACCAAGTACGCAATCCCTCATGGCGTCTTGCAGGCAAGCCACTGGAACTTTGCTCCGGCGCGACTGATCCAGGTCTGTTCAGCGCAGACACTTGAGAGCCGAGACGAGTTCCCGGATTTCGATTTGGCGATTATCGACGAGTGTCATATCGCTAGGAAATCGGTGACTGAGTTCATCAAGTCCAAGCCCGACATGAAGGTGATCGGACTGACGGCTACACCGTTCACCAAGGGTCTCGGAAAAATCTACGAGCATGTCGTCACAGGATCCAGCACAGAGTTCCTGGTCAAGAAGGATTGGCTTGCCCCGCTGAAGGTCTACATCGCTAAACAGATCGACATGACGGGTGCGAAGAAGGTCGCAGGTGAGTGGGCGCAGGATGTGGCAACAGAGCGCGGCATGAAGCTAACAGGCGACATTGTGGCCGAGTGGATCAAGAAGACCCACGAGATTTTCGGAGGCCCGAAAAAGACCATCGTGTTCTGCTCTGGGGTGGCCCATGGTGCTGACCTCGCGCAGCAGTTTGCCAAGCAGGGCTACAACTTCGTCCCGATCTCATACAAAGACAATGACGAGTTCAAGCGCGATGCCATTGCGGACTTCGCCAAGCCGGACACACAGATTCATGGCCTGATTGCGACCGACATCCTGACCCGAGGGTTCGATGTGCCGGATGTGCTGATCGGTGTATCGGCTAGGCCGTTCTCGAAGTCCCTGTCCAGTCACATTCAGCAGCTCGGACGTGTCATGCGATCACATCCATCCAAAAAGTTCGGTGTGTGGCTTTGTCACTCGGGAAATTTCATGCGGTTCATGGATACATGGGATGACGTGTATTCCAACGGAGTTCATGAGCTGAAGGACGATGCCGAGAAGCCGAGACGTGAACCGACCGAGGCTGAAAAGTACAAGTCCAAGTGCCCGAAATGCGGCCTGCTCTGGGTCAAAGGGTCTATGAAGTGTGCTTGCGGTTATGAGAAGAAGCCCGCTCGGAGCCAAATCGAGGCCGTAGCGGGTCGAATGGAAGAGCTGGCGCGGTGGCAGAAAGCGAACGATTGGAACCCGCAGAAGTTCTATTCGGAGCTTCTTTGGTACGCCAACCAAAAAAACTACAACCCCAACTGGGCCGCGCACAAGTTCAAGGAGAAATTCGGTAACTGGCCGAGGGGATTGAGCCAGAACACGAGCCCGCCATCGGCCCAGACGATCGGTTGGATTCGTTCAAGAATGATTGCATACGCCAAATCGAGGAGATTCGCATGATTACCAATATGCAAGAGCTAGTCGTCGCGCTTAGAAAAAAGAACGCCGAAAACCAAATATCAATCATGCTGGCTGTCCCAATGTTCGGGGGCATGTGTCACGGCGACTTCGCGTTGTCGCTGATTCGCGCTATTCAAAACCTCACATCGTGCGGTTATCACGTTTATATCGAAGTCATGATGGGGGATTCTCTGATCCCTCGGGCGCGGAACAGTCTGGCCAAGAAGTTTCTTGATTCCGACATGGATTACATGATGTTTCTGGACGCCGACATCGTTTTTGGCGATTGGGACATCCTGAAGTTGATACTTGCAGACCGTCAGTTGTGTGCCGCCAGTTACCCCCGAAAGCGGCTGAACTTTGACGCCTACAAGGAAGCCATTCTGAAGCTCAAGGAGTCGCCGGAGGACTGGCTCGGGTCGTACATCTTCAAGCCCGTGGGCCTCGCGGATTCTGACGATGATGGAATGATCGAGGTCAGTCATGCGCCGACCGGATTCATGCTGATTCATTCGAGCGTGTTTGAAACCCTGTCCAAGGTTGCAACCCCGTATCAGGATGCCGTAGACGGCCAGAAGATCGACGGGTTCGATTTCTTTCCCGCTGGGCCAGGGCCAAATGGCATGTACACATCGGAGGATTACGGCTTTTGCAATCTGTGGACTAGCACGGGCGGAAAGATATACCTGAATCCATTCATTCGGCTGAAGCACATCGGCTCGTATGCTTTTGACGGTAGCCTTGCCCGACAGGGTTCGGAGGCGCTATGACCTTCCAAGACTTTGCGACATCGTTCGGATTGATCCTCGGGCCGGTCGAGATTGGCCGATGGGTATCTGTTCCAACTGTAGACCACCCGCACAAACGGAACGGCCGGTACAAATATCTCGGGGATCGTGGGTGGGTCCAGAACTGGGCGCAGATGAGTGAGCCGCAGATGTGGCGGGGCGAATCGTCGGAGCCGGGGGAGTTCCGCAGGATCGCGGCTAGAGTTGAAGCGGATAGAAAAAGAGCCGCTGAACGTGCGGCTCGCAAAGCTGCCTGGATCATGCATCAGACCCAGAAGGCACCTCACCCCTATCTGTCTAAGAAAGGCTTCCCGCTGGAACCTGGGCCGGTTTGGAATGGCCTCCTATGCGTTCCAATGCGGATTGACGACAGGCTTGTTGGGTGCCAGCTCATCACCGAACAGGGGGAAAAACGCTTCCTCCAGGGTCAGATCACGAAGGGCGCAACCCTCACATTCGACGCAGGCGGTATCGACATCTTCTGCGAAGGGTTTGCGACGGCCCTCTCGATCCGCGCCGCACTCAAGGCGATAAAGTTCCGCTACCAGATTCACGTCTGCTTCTCGGCAGGGAATCTGCAACTGGTAGCAGGGCGCTTCAAACGGGGGTTTGTCGTGGCTGACCATGACGCGAACGGCACCGGGGAACGCGCTGCTCGGCTGACAGGTCACCCATATTGGCTCGCGCCCGCAGCCGGGGAGGATTTCAACGATTTTCAGCATCGGGTTGGTCTCTTTTCGTCGGCACAATCCCTACAGCCACACCTTGCGCGGCTCGCTTCAGGAACAGCTTCTCAATCTGCCTGACGCGCTCGCGGGTCAATCCGTAAGCCTGGCCGATCTCTTGCAGCGTAGCACCATTGGCCCTCATGCGGATAATGTGCCAGTCTCTCTCTGTGTGCGGATATGTCTTGCGATACAGAATCTTGAAATCCGCAAATTCCGGGAACGGTACAAAACGCCACGGCCTGTCGGGGTTGCGCTGGGGGATCGGCACCATCCCGTCGCATCGTCTGAGTTGCATTTAAGGCTCCGTAATAACCATGATGGTCGTAGGGGTGCAACAATGTTGCACTTGAAAGTCGTTTCAAAACAAGGACTTGCAAGGGCGTTTTCTAAATTTCAAGTTTTTTTCCGCTCCGGCTCGGCCTCGATCAAGGTAGATCGGAGGGCGTGTTCGATGTCCCGCCAGGCCTCGAAAAGGTCTTGCTCGGACAGTCTGCCTTCTGGCTGGTGTCGTGACACAAGATTCACGCACCAAAGCGCGGTTGCGGGGGCTTTGGCGTCAATCAATTGCAAGCTCCAGGTTAGTCGAAAGCACTTTTCGGGGCAGGTCGGGACGGTCCCACCGCACCGAGCAAATCGCTGGGCCGGATTTCATGGGTGTTGCCGCCGTTACTACGCCGACGGCAAACGGCAGGGGACCGGTGAAAAGGCCGCATGAGCGCAGCCAAATCTCGGAGAATCGGACGGTGTCGCCTTTTGTGATCATGTTTTCCTCGTGTAAAAAAAAGGGGGCTGCACCCCCCCGGTGGTTACGCTTGAACAATGGGAATCACGCGACGCGCCAATCCATCAGCGCGCCGGGCTTTGGTCCCGTGTGCTCTAAACCCGACGATCACCTTCCGGTTAGGTCGGCTGCACAATTGGCAGTCTTTGCACGTCGTATCGCGGGTTTGGGCTGGACAGACAACAATCGGACGGCCTGCCGGGGTACTGCTGCGCTGTGGCGTATCCATCGGCACAAGACAGGCGACGGGTAGCCCAGTTTCCGCCAACACATCGGCTTGCCCGGCGTCGTCGGCGCTTAGGTTGACCGTGAATCCCCATGCGACCGCATGGCGTATCCAGCGGATAGCTTCGGGGCTGTGCTTGTGACTGAAAGCAAATCCGCGCTTACGCCGGTTAGCCCGGACGATTTGCCCGAGCGCATAGGCGTCAACGGTTTCGCCCTGCCCGGGAAGATCTCCGGCTACCCCGTATCGCCACATAGTCGCGTCTGGCAAGGCTTCGATTTTTGCACATAGTGCTTCCAGGTCCAACGCGACCTTGCCCCACGCCATGCGGGTGTAGAAGTCCTCCGCGTAACAGCTTGTACGATACTGCCCGCACGACGGGGGGCAGGTATCCCGATGGGCATAAGTGGTGGGGATTGGGCCGGTTTTGCGGTTCAAGCTCTCGGGTTGGAATGAGTAGAGCATTATTGGCCCCCAGCGATTTGGTAAATTGGCATGATGTCCTCTTGGCAGTGAGGCGCAAAACGCGCCCGAGAGAACCCCGCGAGGCTCTCCCGGTCGGGCTTTACTCCAGCTCGGCGGCGTAGTCCTCTAAAGACGTGACTAGTCCGTCGAAGTCCTCAGACGGTCCGAGCATTTCGGC